TCCGGCGATCATCCATTACGACTGGGATGAGACGAAAAGGGACATCGAAGGGATGGCCCGAAATAATTTGCGGGGCACAACGGATCCCGAAAAATTCGTGCGTCTGTACGACAAGCTTAAGCGGGCGGGACTGGAAGAAGCGCTGATAAAAGCTCAGATGGGCTTTACCAAGGAGCAGGCGTTTAAAAAGCTATACGCCGGAGTTGAAAAATCCGTCACACCCGCACAGCGCAAAAAACTCCAAGACGCGAAAGAGACCATTAAATCAGTGGACGATTTGTCCGCCGTCCTAAACGGTATTTTCCGGGAAGGCGGCACGGATATGGACAAAGGCTTTCTTGTATTTTCCTTCGAGGGGAAAAAGCATCACTACGTCCCGATCGACCGGGACACGGAGAAAAGACTAGCGGCGTTGGAGGCCAAGTGCGCGGAAAACGGCGTCGCTATGGCGACGGTGGTGAAAGAGTGGGTAACGAACGGAGTATCGAGCAATGCAAAAATTAAGGCGCCGCCCGCTAAGGCTAAACGTAAGTAAGCGGACGGACATTAGCCCAGCCGACGCGGATAAACAACGAAAGGATCAGGCCGCGATTAACATTGTACTCCGGAATCCGCGCTACTCCGCCATTGTGCTTAGCTTACGGGAAGGGCATTCCGTGACGGACATTGCCAAGTGGTTTGCCACGAACGGCTGGCTGGACGTATCGGAGCGCACGTTCGCTGCGGCGTTAAACACATTCAGGGCAAGAAACATACATCTACTTTCCTCCGATTCTACGCACGCTCCGCTGGACGCTTTGATGGAAGCCAACAGGCCCGGAGTAGACGTGGAAGCGGAGGTGAACCGCCTGTATCGTTTGCAAAAGGAACGTATCTCCATCGACCTAGCGCATGAGCGCACGATGCGCAAACTTTTGCCTACTACCGCAAAAGAGTTTCTTGTAGCCGCTGAACTACTGGACAAGCTCGCCAAGATAAAGGGGTTAGGCGCTTCCGCCTCCGCAGCGGAAGGGGAGTCCTTCGCGTCATTCCCTGCCGACGTCAGGGACACCCTTCGCGGCATAAAAGCCGAAGAGGCGCAGGCGTCAAGGTTACACACGATAACGCATCAAATTGCGGAAAAGGTACTGGGCAGCTCTTATGAAAAGAAAGACGACGAATAGCCGTCCGTGGGACGAAGACGAAGAGCTGCGCTCCTTAATAGAGCAACTGCGCATTGAGCTTACAGGCATGTCGGACCGAAAAGCGCGGGACGCATGGGGCGACGCCATACAGACGGCAGCTCGGACAGGGGATCTTGCTTTACTGATCGAGCAGTGCGCCTATGCGCGGCCTATCGTACCCGTCGATACGTTTCTTTTCGACCCCGCGTATCTTGGCGTGGAGGAAAGCAAGGTTTATCCTAAAATTATCGAGGCGTGCCACGAGTTAGATAAAGGGATCTATACGGAAGCGGTGCTAAAGGGCGCGTTAGGTATCGGGAAGTCTACGTTGGCTAACCTGATGCTGTCCCGGGATCTGTATAAGCTTTCGTGTATGCGTAACCCGCAAAACACGTTCGGACTGCCGTCCAAATCGTCGATCATATTCACCATACAATCCATTCGCTTGTCTACCGCAAAAAAAGCGGTGTTCAACGAGCTAGGCCAATACTTGCGTAAGTCCCCTTACTTTGAGAAGATCTACCCTTACGACAAGAAAGTCCTCAGCGAAATGATTTTCCGGAGAAATAACGTTTCCGTCGTTCCTGTCTCCTCCGCGACTACGGGGGCCATCTCCATGAACGTGATGGGCGGTATTCTTGACGAGATGAACTTCATGCAAAAAATCGGAGAGTCGAAATCCTCCGAAGCTAGCGCGGACGGCTCGTTTGACCAAGCCAAGGCGTTGTACGACACGTTGGCTAAACGCCGAAAATCGCGTTTTATGCAAAAAGGGAAATTGCCCGGAACGTTATACCTGATCTCTTCCTCGCGGTTTCCCGACGATTTCACGGAGGTGAAGGCCGCGCAGTCTACCATGTGCGGGGGCACGGACCCTTCCATCTATGTCTACTCCTATGCTCAATGGGACGTCAAGCCCAAGGGGACTTTTTCGGATCAAACGTTCCGCGTCCTCATAGGCAACGATACGATAAGGTCGAAGGTGCTTGCTCCGGGAGAAACGGCGCTCGCGGGTTGCGAAGTCATCGAAGTGCCTGAAGATTTCCGTGTTGACTTTGAGAATAGCACGGACGGTGCAATACGGGACTTTGCGGGGAAGACGACGCTTGCTACGTCGCCTTTTATCCTGAAAAGAGAGTGCATCGCCGAGTGCATGGAGGCGGCGGAAAAAGCGGGATATAGGAACATCTTCCGCCAAGAAAGCGTGGATCTTTCGCTGGGGATGCCGCGTCCCGTCGCCGAGTACGTAAGACTGGACGTGGACAGTCCGCGCGCGTGTCACGTAGACTTGGGGTTAAAAAAAGACGCCTGCGGTATAGCGGTGGGCCATGTGGCCGGCTTGCGCATGGTGGAGTCCTACGACCCCGTAACCGAGAAACGGGGACAAGAATGGATGCCCGTTATCGCCATAGACTTTGCGCTGCGCGTGGTGGCCCCTCCGGGAGGAGAGATTGAGTTCGCCTCTATTCGTGCGTTGCTTATTGCTCTTAGGGATGACTATGGGCTGCCTCTTAAGTGGATAACCTTTGACGGATTCCAGTCCGTAGACTCTCGGCAAATCCTAAAAACTAAGGGATTTTCCACAGAGTATATTTCCGTGGAAAAAATCGAACCCTATAACGTACTCCGCGACGCCTTATACGAAAGCCGACTGCTTCTGCCTCGCCACATCATCGCCCGGACCGAACTGTCCGAGCTGGAGCAGGTAGTTAAAAACAACAAAATAAAAGTAGACCACCGCCCTCAATCCAGCAAAGACGTGGCGGACGCCCTGTGCGGCGTGACTAATTTCCTTATGACGCGCAAGTCCTCATGGGCAATGGCGAAAGATTACAGTTTTGATGCGCGTACTCGACTGCTGGGGGACGCCGCCACGGCGGAAAGTATACGAACGGGAACTTGCGAACGGACGGTCGCGTCCTATCTTTGCCGAGCGGCGACTAAGCGGAGGACTGTACTGCGTCGCTTAGTTAACCGAAGGTAGAACATGGCGACGCTTCGTGGACCGATTGACGTTAAATAGTTTTACTGTATAGTTATGGTAATTTACTTTATGTCGTCGGACAGATTGCTATGGCCAGAAAAAGACACCCTCGTGTGCACAATTCCGTTAAACCGCAAAAAGCCGAAGAGGCACCCACAGCCGCCAAAGCGCACGCGCCTCGTACAAGCAGACGCTCTCCCCTGAACTCTGAACTGGAGCCTCTTACCTCGTATCAGGGAGGGATACTACGAAAAGGGGAGACTAGTCAACAGCTAAGCGACCCTTTTTCCTCCGTTTACGGAGGACAGACTATATACTGTTTAGAGGAACCCATATACCCTTTTTCCCAGTTAATTAATATCTACACTCAAAGCAGCATTCTTAGCCCGTGCGTGGAGTCAATGGCTATTAACGTCGAAGGGTACGGGCATATATGGGAGTATATCGGACCGAAAGGTAAACAGGAAAGCGCCGCCGCTCTAAAGGAAATGAAAATGCTGGAGTCCGTGGTTACGGGCTTTTCGCAATCACGGTCACTTGTGGAGACCCGAAAACAGGCACGCAGTGATTATGAAATACTGGGGGGCCGAGCATTTGAGGTCGCACGAAATCGTAGGGGTCAGGTCGTTCTATTCGACCATGTGCCTATGTTTACGCTACGGATGACCCGCGTTGACCCTTCGCCCGTTTATACTAGGGTGATGCAAATTGATGCAAACGGCGACACGTTTACTCGGCTAGTCCCCCGTTATTTCCGTAGGTACGCGCAGATTAGCCCCGGTACGCTGGAGAGGGTATATTTTAAAGAATTTGGAGACCCCCGAATAATAGACCCTAAAACGGGAGAAGTCGCCCCCGATCTGCCTTTCGAGGAGCAGGCAACCGAAATATACATGGACGCGCAATATATTCCGGGCCATCTCTACGGGGTGCCCAAATGGATTGGGATATTGCCCGCCATACTAGGCAGCCGAGAGGCGGAAGAAGTTAACTTGAACTTTTTCCGCGAGAACGCCATTCCTGCAATGGCGGTGCTTGTCTCGGGAGGTAACTTGACGCAAGACTCCTTCGCCGCACTAGAGGAGTCGATTGTCAGCCGTAAAGGACAAGGCGCGATGAACCGCGTTCTTGTGATCGAGGCTCTGGCGGACGATCAAGCGGGGGGGCTGGACCATTCCCAGCCGGCGCCGCGCATTGACATGCGCCCCATGATCTCGGAACGGCAGCAGGAAGGCTTGTTCCAAGAGTATGACGGAAAAAATGCGGAAAAGGGCCGCTCCGTATTTCGGCTGCCTCCTATTATTCAAGGCCGGGCGCAAGACTACACGCGGGCGTCCGCCATCGCGTCAATGCAGGTGGCGGAGAATCAAGTGTTCTTGCCGGAACGGATGCGGTTCGACGATTTTTTGAACTCCAAGATTTTATCGACGTATAGCCCTCGGTACTGGAGATTCAAGTCGTTAGGCGCCCCGCTCTCCGACCCGGAATCCATCGCCACCATCGTCGATTCTCTCGGCGGGCAGGGGGCATTAACGCCCAACGTGGTCATCGGATTAGCTAATCAGATTTTGGCCATCGACGTACCCAGTATATCCGAGGAGTGGGGTAACGTTCCCTTTGCCGTCATATTGGAGCTGGTAAAAAAGGGGACCGTTATTAAGGGGCTGGACTCCTTTATCGTTCAGCTGGCC